GTCCAGCAGTCGGACTCATGGCGTGGCGTGGGGCCGCTGCAGCTGTGTGGGGCCGCTATCTCCGTCGCCGTCGAGTCACAGGACTTCGCGGCTAACTTCTACGCCGAGGGCGGCTATCCGTCCACGGTCATCAAGGCTGCCGGCGTGCTCGATCCGACGCTGGACGCCGTGTCGGGGCTGTCGGAAGCCGATCAGCTGCGGGCGCAGTGGATTGACCGACCCAATAACGTGCCGAAGGTCGTTGACAGCGGCATTGACTCGATCACACAGCACGAGCCGGACGTCTCGCGGGTGCAGATGCTCGCGGCAAGGGACTATCAGAACGGCGAAGCGGGCCGGATGTTCGGTATTCCGGGCTCGTTGCTCGACTATCAGACGCCCGGTAGCTCGCTGACGTATCAGAACCTGGAAGGTGAATTCACCAAGTGGGTACGCGGCGGCCTCTGGCCCTACTTCCTGGAGGAAATCGAGCAGGAGATGTCCGACCTGCTGACCCGATCCACGGTCGCACGGTTCAACATCGACGCACTGGAACGGCCCGACATGAAGACGCGCTATGAGGTCTACGACCTCGGCATCAAGTCCGGCGTGCTGACACCGGAGATGGCACAGGAACGAGAGGGCATCCTGCCGGGTGACGTTGAGAACGCCCCGATCCCGTTCGCGCAGCCGGCCGCCATTCCGTCCGCAGTGTCCTTCGAAACGCGAAGTGCCACTCCGGTCCGCTGCGACGGTCTACGGACGCTGAAGGGCATCATTCGGCCGTGTGGGAAGCTGCTCGCAGAGGCGGGGCCGTTCGTGGGCACCTGTACGCGCTGTGGGAAGGTCCACGAGGCCGTATTGACAGCCGTTCCCGCGTAGCCTCACACTAGCGCCGTAGGCGCGTTATCCATCTAGGGTCTGAGGGCATCAGGCGCGTCTACCTAACCGAATACCTACGGGCCGTGCGCTCCGTCGCCAGTCCCGATCTATCGTCGGCCTCCCCCACGCGGAAACGTCCGCTAGAGCGTGGTAGGGAGGTCTTTCTCTATGGCAGTCCACTACGAATGGCGAGAGACGCGAGCCGGTCGTCGGTTCGTGCGCGTCCAGGACGACACGCCCGACGCGCCGAAGCTGCCGAGCAAGCGCACGCGGCCGGTGCCTCCGCTTATCAATGACGCGAAAGCGGCTAATGGTGACGCAGTAGTCGTCACGGCGGAGGCTCCCAAGCCTAAGCGCGGCCGGCCGCCGAAGGTGAAGACGGACGCCGAGGTCTTGGCTCCGGTCCTCATCGAAGACGAGTCCGACGATGAGTGACGACCTCGACATTCTCAGCATTGAGACGGACGGCCATGTCCAGGTCCGCGACGCGGCCAAGCGCGAGATTGACGTCCGACTTGTGCCGTGGGACACGATCATCGAAACGGTCTCAGGTCAGGAGATGTTCGCTCGCGGCGCGTTCGCGGGCACGCCCGATGACGGCTTGATGCTCATGGGCATGGAGCACGAGGCGCACTTTGGCATCGGCCAGGACGGCGGCCCGAAGATGACCCGTCATGCCGTGGGCCGCTCCATGAAGGTATGGGAAGCCGACGACGGCGCATACGCGACGTTCAAGGTTGGTCGCACGGCGGCCGGTGACGATCTTCTCGCGCTCGCGGAAGACGGCATCGTCCGGGGCGTGTCGGCCGAGTTTGTGTTGCTCCCTGACGGGACCAACATCGTCAATCGCGGCGGACGCCGCGTCAGTGTTCGCACCCGTGTCCAGGCGACCGGGGCATCGTTGACGTACCGACCGGCCTACGGTGGCCGATCCACGGTACTTGCAGTCAGATCAGAGGAGATGGAAACCGTGGCAGAAACTCCCGACGTCACACCGGAGCCGGTCGCGGTTCCACCGCCCACGCTCGACCTCGCTCCGCTCACACGGAGCATCGATGACCACTTCGCCAAGTTTGGCGAGCGGCTCGACAAGGTCGAGGAGAACGCACGCTCGTCCTTCATCGTGCCGAGCCCCGAGCGCAACAACCCGTCCGTGAGTGCGGGCCGCTGGATGAAGACGGCGCTCGCTGCCCTCACTGGCGAGCGCATCCCGGCCGAAGAGATGCGGGTCATGGCCGACCTCATCACGTCCGATAATCTCGGCGTGGTCCCTGAGGCCCACCTGACCGAGCTGATCGGCATCATCGACACCGGGCGGCCGTTCCTCGGCTCCACCCGGCGCATCCCGACCCCGGCGGCCGGCATGACGCTCAACGTGCCGGTGATCACGACCCGGCCAACGGCCGGCGTCCAGGTGAATGAGAAGGACGACATCACAAGCACGGAGACGTCCATCACGTCCACAGGCTTCGATGCCCTCACCATCGCGGGCGGCGGCGACATCTCGCTTCAGCTTCTGAAGCGGTCCGATCCTTCGTACTTGGAGCTCTACCTTCAGCTGCTTGCTGAGGCCGTGGCCGAGAATGCAGAGGCCGAGGCCATCGCGGCGCTTCTCGCGTCCGGTGTCAGCGCCGGCACGGGCACCATCGACTTCGATGACCTGCTGATCGGCGAGGCGTGGACGAACGCCATCGCCGTGCGTCAGCGCCCGACCACAATGTGGCTGTCGAGCGATGCGGTCGCCGCAGTGATCGACGCCAAGGCCAGCGGCACCAACGCGCCGCTGTACTCCAACCTCAACGCAAACTTCACCGTTGGTGGCGGGGCCGGCGGGACCATCTCAGGCCTGACCCCGGTCTACGTCCCGGCGCTCGATGGCACCGGCACCGACGTCCTGATCGGGCCTCGCAACGGCTTCGCGTGGGCTGAGGATGGCGCATTTACCCTTCAGGTCGACGTGCCGAGCAAGGCCGGTCGCGACGTGGCCCTCGTGGTCATCGACTGGTACTGCCCGCTGTACCCGGACGCCTTCACCGAGTGGAGCCTGTAAGCCGTGGCGGATTGGCCGACAACCGAGGAAATCGCGCAAGTCATCGACATTGGTGACCAGGCGGCGTGGGATTGGAATATCGCACAGCTTCGGGAGGCGGCCATCTACCGCGTCAAGCAGGACGTGGGTGTCTGGGATGAGCTCGTAGACGAACCTGACGACTCGCTGAGCCGAGCCGCCATGCGGATGTGCGAGCTGATCGCAGAACGACCCGAGGCCGCGACGGCGGGCACCAATGACCCGACATACGCGCGGTTGCTCTTTGGACACAGAAAGAGGTTTGCAATCTCATGAGCCAGAAATCCGTCTTTGTCCGCACCAATGCGTCCGGTGATTTCACCTGGCAGCGCTCCTTTAAGGGCACCATCCGTGCCATCGAATTCGTCATCGGCGACCTGAGCACGCCAGACATCGACGTGACCGACGACACGTACAGCCTGTCGCTTCTCAGCGTCAACGGCGTGTCCGCGTCCACGGTCTACTATCCGAGCACCTTCTTGGAGGCCGCAGACGGCACCACGGCGGCCCTTGTGGGCACCGGCATGAAGGGAGCGACCACCGCGACCGTCATGGGCGTCCTCAAGATCGTCATCGCCGGGGCCGGCGACACCAAGTCGGGCCGCGTCAACATCCTGTACGACGCATGAGCGTCGCCACCAAGGCGGCCATCGCCAAGCGAGAGGCCGCCAAGCGCAAGCCAGCCCCGAAGCCGAAGGCTGAGAAGGTGTCCCCGCCAAATCTTGGCGATACAGAGATGCCGGCTGGCTGATGGCAACGCTGCAAGGCGCTAACGAGCTGAAGGCACGCCTTGTAGCGATGCGCACGGCGTGGAAGCCGATTGGCCGTCAGTGGGGCAAGCTGGACGTTCAGGAGATGCGCGCACACGTGCCCGTGAAGACGGGCCGTCTACGCAAGTCGTTCCGCGTCACTAGCTCGACTGGTAAGCGCGTCCGTGTGGGCGGCCACTTCACGGCGTACTTCGTGGACGCCGGTCCGAAGCCGCACACGATTACCGCCAAGCACGGCGGATCACTCATATTCAAGGGCCGGCGGGGAACCGTGTTCGCACGGCAAGTCCACTCGCGCGGCTATCGGGCACGGCCGTTCCGGCAACGGGCGGCCGAGGCTGCGCTCGTCAAAACGGACATGGCACAGGTCGTCATCGACCTCTGGAATAAGGCCGCATGAGTCAGGCGGCATACCGCGCGGCAGCGGCCACCTTCCTCCAGGACTACGCCGGCTTCGCTGGCGTCACGCTTCAGATGTACCCTGCCAGGCCCCGGACCCTGTTCCCCCCGACAGGGTTCGTGGACCGCATCACCGAGACGTATACGTCATTTACAGACCGCACGTTTCAGCGCAACCCGTCCGTCACGGTCATCGTCCTGTTCGGGACCTTTGACTCAAAGGACGTGGCCAACCAAAAGGACGACTTCGTAGACGGCTTCCTCGATTGGGCCTACGCCCACGCGCACCAGTCAGGCCCCAACAGCCTGATATGGGTCAGCGAGTCCGAAGACCTCCCCGACTACGTGCCCGAATGGCTTCCACCGGAGCAACAGCGCACGTACTATGCGGTCAGGCTCACGCTGGAGGGGTTCGATAGCAATTAGGCTCCGGGTCCGCGCCGGGGACTGTACCGGCATTCACGAGAGAGAAAGAGGAGCACCATGCCGGTTCAGGGCCTAGTCAAGCTGCGCCGTCACCTGTTCGGGTGGCAGGGCACCACCATGAATACGCCGGTCGCCGCTAAGCGCGCCTACCCCTTCACTGGCGTGCCGTCCGTCGATCTTCAGTGGACCGACCCGGAGGTTGACGCCGGTTCCATCGATCCGACCGCGCCGCCGTATCGCCTCGCCGGCGACTTCACGGCCTCGCTGGACGATCCGGCGTTGAAGTACAACAACCTCCCGCTGATGCTCGGGGCGGCGCTCGCTGAGACGGTCGCCCCGACCACGACGGGCACGAGCGAGCTTTGGCACTGGGCACCGGCCTCGCTGACAGTCGAGCCAAGAGACGTATTCACCTACGAATTTGGTGACGATGTGGTCACCGACTGGTATCAGCTGTCGGATGGCTTGCTGGAGACGCTGGAAATCACGGGCAGCCGTGACCCTGACGGGCCGCTGACGGCCTCGATGTCCTGGCGCTTCGGGTCAGCGGCGTCCACCGGCTCGACCGATAGCCCGGTCACGGGCACGGTGCCGACTCCTGGTCTCGCCGTCGCGCTGAACGACATCATGGTTTACCTGAAGGATGGTGCGATCTACATCGCGTCCGATCCTGACGACCTCGATACGTCGCAGATCACCGACGCGTTGCACGCGTTCACGCTCAGGATTACGAACACGTACGACCTGAAGCGATACGCCAATGGCGAGCAGACGTTCAATGTGGACGCCTACGCGCTGTCTGATCGCATGATCGAGCTGGAATGCCGATGGGCCAAGACGGATGACACCGTGGGCACCGGCTCCGAGTCCGATGCGTGGTTCAGTGATGACAGCGTGAACCGCTATATCCAGATGATCTTTACGAGCACGGCCGAGGCTGACACGGCCATTCCCTATTCGTGGCAATTCACGGCCCCGATGCGGTATTACACGCGCGAGGAAGACGCCATCGGCGGAAACACGATCATCGTCCTGACGGCGCACGCGTTCTATGACAGCGAGGACTTGGAAGAGGTCTTCGATACCGATGTCGTCAACACGATTGACGAGACGGCCATCTGATGGCCACGTTTCCTTGTATCTGTCCACCCAAGAGCAACGGCGATCTACGCCATGCCAACGGCGATACCGTCACGCTCCGCGATCACTTGCCGTTCCGGGCCGGCCTGGCCGCCCGGAACACGGTCATCCTGCTGAAGCAGGAAGACAGCGAGGCGACCACGGCTGACATCCTCGCGTCCCTGACCGAGGTCTACCTCTTGGAGGGGATCGAGTCATGGACGCTGTACGACGACAAGGGTAAGCAGGTGCCCGTGGCGCGGTCTACCATCCGGGCCTTTATGGCCGACCACGTTGACGAAGCCATGACGGTCGGCGAGGAGGCGGACGGCTTGTACTCCGCATCTGTGATCGACCCTTTGGTCAAAAGGGCTGCGACCTTCTCGCAGCCTACGCCGACAACAGACTCGACGTCTCCGACGAATGGATCATCGC